AAGACGATGTGCTTTTAGCTAGGGCAAAGGTATTGGTTCCAAAAATATTGGTTCAGATCGGGATGGCGATGGCTATTGTTCAGAAAGCAGAAGCTGAATCTGATCCTGAGGTTGCGTATTCAGTTGTCCTATCTTATATCTCCACCAAATTGCCTGAGGATGGAAAAGCTATCTTTTACAGGGAGTTATCCGGCAGAGTTGCCCAGGCTTTAAGTGATGGGAATATTTCTACTGCCGAATCTATCGGTTTGGTTCAGTTGATCTTTAAAAAGCTATTGTGAAGCTACCATCTTTGCCGTTCTCAGGATCGTTTTTTAGCCGTTCTAAGGACATAAAGCACAGGATCACTATAAAGATACCAATTCAGTTTTTGATGCGGTTATTTAAAAGAAAAAGCCTCAATTAAGAGGCTCTTTTTTTTGGTGATTACTCAACTTTACTATTTACTCTGCAACACTATTTTTTGCCCGACATAGGCATAAGGGATTTGTGACTTACTGAATCTAGCGATCGAATAGCAATCAGGTCTTTGGAAGTTTTCGCAAAGGAAAACGATATCAATGTATTCATCATTAACCCTAACCACTTCACCTACTCCTGAAAGGTAAATGATAGGTTTACAACCGCTTAAAAATAGGAGTACGATTACGATGTATTTTGCCATGCTTGATTTTGTAAGGTTTGCAATATCGTGTCTTATTCCTTGGTGGCTGACCATTAACAGGATTTGCAATCAGATAAACGATAGCCAACATCAGGAGTGCTAAAAGCCAAATCTTTATTCTTTCTTTCATCAGTTTGATCTAAAATTACATTTAGCCTTATTCAAAGCTATTTCTTCTGTTTCTTCTACACCCGAATCAAATGTGTATCCATCCCAAAACCAATAGGCATACCCTTCCTTGGTCTGAAATACTCCTATTGAATCAATTGGGTACTTTTCCCAAAGAAACATATCTTTTGCTTGTGATCCGATGTAAACTGTCATAAAGTGTTTGTTTTTGTTGGCTAAATGTAATAACAAATTATTATTTTCCTATTAAAAATATTGATAAAAATTTTTGCTCAAATATTTCATGGTTTGCCAACTTCCTATATTAGTGCTATGGAAGACTTTGACGTTAAAAATCTTTCTCACACAATTAAGGGCCTAGACGATAAAAAAGGTATTGTCGAAGCGTATGCCAACGTCTATAATTTCGAGGATAGCGATGGAGATATTTCTGCCCCAGGTTCTTTTAAGAGAACTGTAAACAATAATTTAAAGAGAATTAAGGTCTTAAAGGATCACAGGTTTGACATCAAACTTGGAGTTCCTGTAAATATAAACGCTGACGATCCATACGGATTGTTTACGATTTCTCAGTTTAATCTTGAAAAGGACGTATCCCGTGATATGTACTATGACATCAAGTTGGATTTGGACAGAGGCATGAACTCTGAAATTTCCATCGGATATCAGGTAATGAAAAGGGATTCGGGCAATAAGAAGATCATTACTGAGTACAAGTTATTTGAATATTCATTTTTGACTTCATGGGGAGCAAACGAAATGTCCTTGGTAACAGGGATAAAAAGTTCAGCAACCTTGAGTCAGAAGGACAAAATTGAATCTGTGATGGGATTACTTACACAGATGTTCAATCTGAATTATTCGGATCAAAGATTAAAAAGCATCGAAAGTTTACTAGAGTCACTTCAGAACAACTCGGAACCAAATCCACTTGATCAGAATCCGACAATGAGTAAGCAAGATATTATAAACCTATTAAACAAACCATTTCAAAAATATGGCTGCTGAAATTGAATTTAAAGAAGTAAGGGATTTCTTGGAAGAGAAACTACAAATGGTTCATTCCAAATTTGAGAAGGCCCGTGATGAGGACAGAGATTCATTCAACCAAAAAGTTGTTGATGCTGTTTCCTCTATGAAGTCTGATTTCCAAAAAGAAATCGACAACAGTATAATTGATCTTCAGGAGAAGTTCAAGAAAGACGTTCCTAAGGAAAAGATGACTTTCTCTCAGGCTTTGCAAAAGTCTATCAGAGATCAGAAGGACGAGGTAATGACAGGTCTTAAGAACGCAACTACCCGTGGAGGTAACAGCGTGATTGAGATGAAGGCATTTGATTACAATGACTTCACAGGGTATGCTGATTTTGCGACTGAGTTCAACAACAACCCAATCTTGTTGCCTTACGAGCAATTCCACTACAGAAGAGTTCTTCGCCCAGGCACTATGTCAGGTGAATTTGTAAAGTTCCCAAAAGAGACCAATCAGAATGCAGGCGCAGGCCCTGCTGTTTGGACTGTAGGTAGCGGTGCTAAACCTGAAATTGAGCCTAAGTTGTCTACCTATACTGCTGAAGCAGAGTGGATCGCAGGTATCATCAAAGAAATCCCTGTTTCCATGATGGAAGATTTTGCGTTCATGTCAAGCTACCTTGCACAGAAAGCGCAGAACGAATTGGTCAAGGCTGAAGATTTGGCTTTGCAAAATGGATCAGGTGGTATCTCAGGTCTTCTTGATGAAGCTACCCTGTACACAGGTGGTAAGACCATCTTCGTTGAGAAATTGATTGATGCCGCATTGGTTCAGATCAAGAATGCTCATTACAGCGCAAACGGAATCATTGTATCAAACCAAGATTATGCCAACATGATTCTTCAGAAGGCAACAGGTGGTTCAGAAGAGTACAACACTCCATTTGTGTTGACTATGGGAACTGATGGTACTTTGAGACTATTGAATCTCCCAATCTTCTCAACTTCTTATCTTAACACAGGTCAGGCATTGATCGGTGATTGGACTCAAGCACAGCTTTTGATTCGTTCTAATCCTCGTTTGAGAATCTTCGAACAGAACGGAACTGATGCTGAGAAGAACCAATTGATGATGAGAATCGAAGAGAGAGTTGCTCTTGCGGTCTACAGCCAATCAGCATTCGTGAAGTTTGCTGCTCACTCTTGAGTTTTGGTTAATTAAATACAAAGAAGGGGAGCGTAAATGCTTCCCTTTTTTTCTTAAATTGAGGCTATGGATTACGATCAGAATGTAGATTTACTTGCATTGAGTAGAGTGCCTTTAAAACTAAAGGGCATATTCTATTCATTTACCGATGAATCTGAATACATCGAACCTGTAACTTTGGATGATTTCAAGGAATATGCGGGTATCGATTGGCAGATTGATGATTTCACGGCAGGACGATTGTTAAAATCAGCAAGAGTTCAAACTGAAAAGTATCTCAAGAAATCATTGGGCAAGCGTACTGTCTTGTTCAAGGCTCAAGAATGTTTTGAGAATTATCCTCTGAGTTGGGTTCCTGTTGAAAACGTAGTCACTTCGGGATTTACTGTATTTGGCGATCTGCTTGTTGAAGGTGGTAAAAACATTGAGGTAGAGTTCATCACCAATGACTCTTTGGTTTCTGATGACATCAGAGAGGCAATCATGATGAAAGCGATGGATTCATTCAACAACAGAGAGCGAGTTCTTAGCAGGTACCGAGAGACAGGCCAAATAGTTGATCGTTGGAAGGATTTGATTAGACCTTACCGCAAATTGATGTTTCCATGATAGAGAAAGGTTACTTTGTCAGAGATGTTTTGACTCCCGATGGAGCAGGAGGAAGCACAGTTACTGAACAAGTAGTTTGGCAACCCATCTTTGTCAAGGTGCGAGAAATATCTCCATCAGATGAAATGGTGGCTACTCAGAGGAATATTAAAATGCTCATTGAGATTGAGTGCAGATACAATCCTGAAAAGCCAATCTTAGCAGGTGATAAGTTCATTTATAGAGGTTTTACGTTTATGACTTTGCTTCCAACGACCAATCGTGTGGGTAGGATGACAACTGTTCGTGCGTATGCCGAAGTAGAAACTTCAGCAAGATGATAGTCACGATAAAGAACAACATCAATCTTGTTCAGATTGCTGATGAGTTGGCTGAAAAAATGAAGTCTGAACTTAAAGAGTGGGGGCCACAGACTGCTCTTGAGATAAGGAATAATCCTAACTTTCCTTTTGATACAGGCGCATTAAACAGAGGAATTAAGGGACAATACCGAGAGACTGAAAGTGGAGCAACTTACACAATCGAAGCAGATGTTCCTTATGCCGCATACCAGGAGTTCGGAACAATACTTAGGTTTGATGCAAGTTACACTTCGGGATTAGGGTTGACCAATTATGCTTCTCAGTTCAAGGGTGCAGGAATTATCAAATCAGGAGGTATCAGATCAAGAAAATTCTTCTTCAGGCCATTGCGAAGCAGGTTTGAAATATTGCTTCAGAATTTAAGAGAAACGATCAAATGATAGTTGACGAGTTTATCCATAGGTACTACTTTGACACCATAAGCACTCTAGGGTATGAATGCTTTGTTGAGGATGCAATTCCTGAGACTTTGCCATATCCGTTTGTAGTTCTTAGGGAGGTTCAATGCATTGAGAGGTTTTCACCTTGTCCAATGTGGGTTTCTTATGTAACGATTGATATTGTCACAGGATCAAAAAATAAGATAGGTAGAGTTCCATCACTTCAGATAGCTGAAGATATTCATACGGCAATCAAGTCATCTGTTGGCTATACTGACGAAGGATATAGAGTAAATTCTACCTACACTACGAATTCTACTCCGTTGAGTGAATCTGATTCGATTAACAATGTCTACAGAAACATAAGGACTTACGTTCATCAGGTAAGTATTGTATCTTGAAAAAAATATTATATTAGCATCATCTAAACATTAGTCAAAATGGCAAATGAAATTTCATCAGAGGTACTGATCCTCGAAGCAAATACAGGAACTGAGGTTTCCAAGGTTTGGACAAAACTTGCTTGTCTAACTGAAAAGTCCTTTAATGGAGACACAAACTCCGTTTCTATTGTTACCGACTGTAACGATGGATACGAGAGTACACTTCCAGGAAAGAAGACATGGAACATGAGTTTCAGCGGTTACGCAAATTCCGATCCTGAAGCAGGAGAGGGAAGCTACGAAACTGCATACGATCTTTGGGACTTGAGAACTGTTACTGATTTCAGAATCAGGAACAACGATAACAGCTATTACAGACAAGGTAAGGCTTTTATCTCCAATGTCTCAGAAACCACTTCGGCAGGTGACTACCTTCAGTTCTCAGGAACAATAACTGGCAACGGAGCCGTTTATACTACTCCTCAGTCCTAATTTACTGTCACTAGAAGTCAATCGCCTCAGGTAAGGTTTCTTACCCTGAGGCTTTTGTGTTTACATGATTCAGTCATTCATATTCAACAACTATGCAAGGCAGGAACTTGCCAAATTCATCATGGATGGAGTTTCACCACTTCCTCATCCTGATGAGTTCGTAAAAGCTGTTGACTTATTTTACCAAACTGACTTTAATGAATTATGTGACATGATTTACTATTGTGGCTATCTTGGTTTTTGCTATGATCGGGTGAAATCACCTGATTTTTCTTTTGATCGTATTCCAAAGCCAAATGATAAAAACAGGATATGGATCGCATTCCTTGAGGCCGAAGGAGTATTCCTTGAGTTTACCGAACAAATACCTGAAGGGAAAAAAGGTTCCAAGGTAAAGTGGGAAGACATATTGAGTTATGCCTTTGGTGAAATGGGTCTTCGGCCGTGGGAGTTTTATCGAATGACAATGGCTGAATATGCCATCATGTGCAACGGATACTTTTGGAAGCGGTGGAGACCTGATGAGTATGTAAGGCTAATCGTTTACACAATCAAAGGTATTTTCAGAGGCAAAAAAGATTCATTGCCAAGAACGATTGAACAGTTCTATCCACTACCTAGCGACAAGAAAGGGATTGTTTATCTAGAGCAGGATGAGATCAAGAGAATGTGGTCAATTGCAAAAACAATGTAATAATTCATATCTTTAAATATGCAGACATACGAATACAAAACAGAGGCAGGTGTAAAGTTTAAAGTGAAGTTTACTCCATCAATCTATCCTGCTGTAAAAAGAAAGCTAGGAGTGATCCTAGAACAGGAATTGACTACTAATCCTCACAATAAAGAAGTTCTGTCTATTGTATTGTTCGAGATGCATAAAAAGGCTTGTGACGATCATAATGAGCAAATAAACATGACCTTGCAGAATTTTACTGATTCTGTGGAAGTTGATGAAATGCTTTACATTTACACTATGGTTATGCTTGAAAGAGGAGCCGTTTTAAATAGCAGAATATCCACAGTAAAAAACACTTGAGATGGATTTAATAAAAAAGCTGTTCGGTGATAAAGTTGAAAAGAAGGGGTTTTCATATTCTCCAGGAATGACGTGGACATTTATTGGTGGTATTTGGTCTCCTGTTGAGCAGAATGATACACTTTACATAGACAAAGCATACAAAGCCATTCCTATCATTCAGGGGATGGTTTCTGAAATTATAGATAAAGCATCAGATGCTCCTCCTCAGATCATGAGGATTAAAAATCAAAAGGCAGCTAGTCAATATTTTTATGCCTCTAAAAATGCTACATCTCCTACAGGAAAAGTAATGATGAGGGCATTGAAAACAAAAGCATTTGAACAGCTTTATGATCACCCAATTCTTGATGTGTTTGAGAATCCAAATCCAACCATGACAGGAAAGGAACTCAGAGAGGCAAGCATGGGATACCTTCTGATTTTAGGAAATGCCATTGAATACAACCTGTCTCCCGATGGTGGTGCTAGAAAAGGAATACCAAGAGAAATATGGTCAATCCCTACACCTTGTGTAAGGCCTGTTTTCAGCGAAAATTACAGAGACCCATTGAAGGGATATGTTATCTCATACATGGGAGAGAAAGCCATTGAGAAGTCAAAAATAACCCACATTAAGTATTTCAATCCGATTGCATCAAGCACCGCTATTCAGGATACTTATTGGGGACTATCTCCACTTCGTTCTGCTCATAAAATCATCTCTCAAAAGTTGGATGCAGATATTGCTCAAGGAACATTGTTTAAGAACATGAGTCCTGCGGGCATGATTGTAGGAAACAGTCAAGAGGGATACGGAGAACTTGATGAGACAGAGGCATTGAATATCAATGAGCATTTCAGAAAGTCTCACATGGGTGTATACAATGCAGGAGACATTCTTGTGACACCTGCTAATGTAAGGTGGGAAGAAATCGGTCTATCTCCAATTGATCTTCAGTTGATTGAATGGAACAAAGACATCGAACGTCAGATCGCCAGGTTGTACAAATATCCTGATGAAATGCTTGAATCAGGAGGAGTTGTTGCTAACTCAGAAGTTGGTGTGTTGAAGTTCATCCGAAATGCTGTTTACCCTGTAATCAGTAGATTTGACAAAGTAAGAACCAAGAAGCTACAGGAATGGTATCCTGAAGATAACCTTGTGTACCTGTCAGACCTTGAGTATTATCCTGAACTACAGCCTGACAAAAAAGAGTTGGTAGCTTGGATGCGTAACGCAGGTGTATTTACCCAAAAGGAGATCAGAACTGCACTTGATTACGAAGAGAACTATGACGAGAACGATACTTTGGTTCCTGTCAATTTTATGCCTTTAAGCCAAATGAGACAGCGCAATGAAGGACAAGTTTAAGGCTGTACTATCTTGGATTACTGTATTCTGCGCTATCGTAATTATTGCGCAGATATGCTTCGTGTTTTTGTCAAAGTTCAATCAACCTTGGGCCTATGCCTTGGTGTTTGGTGTCATATCTTATGTGACCTATCGAAAAATCTGATTAAACCAACCTATAAATGAAAAAGCCTGACCATAAATCAGGCTCTTTTTTTGACAAATAACACCTATGATAAAATCTTGGTGTAAATGTATAAAAAAAGTCTGACCAACGATC